GGGATGGCACGGACCAGAAGGTGGGGACCCGCGCCAAAGCCCGAGGTGACGCATGACCACCCCCAACCCCGCCCGCGTCGTGTTCGAGGAAATGAACCGCGACCCCGGCAAGTTCTACCCGATGGAGACATGCGCGCTGGCCGTGCAGTTTGCCGAGGCGCTGATCAAGGCCGGGGTGATACCGGCACCGCAGAGGGAGGCTGAGAAGTGACTGACATTCGCAAAGCTTCCCTTTCCGCTATGGCTGCTACCATCATCGGGTGGGACCTCGGCCATAACGACACGACTATCCACTGGCCTTCTAAGCCGAAAGTAGCGCCGAACCCGAAGAAGCGCGCCAAGGTGAAAGCCGCGCGCAAGCAGAGGAACCGCAAATGACCGACATCATCCCCCGCGCCGCCGTGCTGGAAATCCTGCGCACCCCTGCGGCGTCAGACACGTTCCCCGACATGATCCGCCGCGTTGAGGCGCTGGAAGGATGCGGCGTCAAGGAGCGCAAGACGTTCCCGATCCTCAAGGGGGAAGGGGCTAGCATCGACTACCAGTTAGTTGCCGATCACGCAGAGCAAGCCCGGGCAAATTACTACCAGTCGGTAGATCGTCTGGCAGAGCGAGGCGGCCTCTCGTGGTGCGAACTTTACGCGGTTTTGCACAATCGAAAATGGGAGAAGATGGCGGTTAACGACGCCATGATCGCCTGCCGCGCGCTTGAGGCCCACTATCTCGCCGCCCTCGCACAGGCCCCTGCGCCAACAGAGGAGGGGTGATGTGATGGAAACGGCTCACAAGCCTGCGGATCAAGGCTGGTATGACCTCGTTGTGGATGCCATGGCCGAGGCGGATAAGGCTATGCGAAAATTCCCGCAACCCAATTACGTGATTAGCAAGATTGCGGAAGAGGCTGGGGAGGTGGTCAAGGCCGCCATTCACTGCGCCGAGGAGCGGGAGACTGCTGCCAACCTGCGGGGGGAAATGAAGCAGGCAATTGCCATGCTTTACCGCCTGTGGGTCGAGGGTGATCAGGTTCACGGTTTGGCATCGGTGTTTGACGCCACAAACCAGGAAGCATCGAAATGACCCACCCGCCCCACACCGACATCTGCTACAGCGACGATCCGCAGGTCCGCGCGGTGTTCGACGCGATGAACCGGGCGGGAAATCCGTTCTACCCCGAGACGACATGCGCCGAGATGGTGAAGTGGTTCCGGGCCTGGGAAGAAGCGAAGGTGGCAGAAAACACTGTAATGCTCGAATTTTTGGTTTGGGCTTGTAACGCCCCCAGTTTACACGAGGTCCAGCAGAAGGCTTATCAATTGTTGGAGAACAAAAGTGACTGACATCAAGTATTACCATAAGAACGTCTACGAACAAGAGAATGTGGAAGCGTTCAAGAAGTTTGTAGACGCCAACAAGAAGGTGGAATTTTTCCAACCCGCACCGGATCGTGCGCCGTGGCACGTGCAAGCCAAGGTAAATGGGCGACTGCTCAGCTTTTGGCCACACATGATGAAAGGCCGCACCGAAGAAGGCAATGAAAAGACGCGGGCTGGGCGCAAGCACCTACAGTCTCTTATCGATCGGGCGCGGGCGCACGAGGACTTCTCTGTCATAGATTGACACGTGATTCACGGCATGGTATACTACGAATCAGGGACACAACGGTCCCCATGGAGCAAAAAATGAACGAACAGATGCAACACGCCCTCATGGCCCTGAACATGGCCGCAGAGGACCTCGCCAAAGCCGCCGCCCTCGTCGAGGCGCTGGGCGAAGAGGTCAAGAACGACGGCAAGGTCGCCCCGGCTCAGATCGCCGAGTATTACTTCCACCTGGACACGGCCTACGAAAGCGCGGACACCGCCCGCAAGCGGGTGTACCATGTCGTGGACATGTTCAACAAGTTCATCATACCGACCCGTTTGCGCGACAGCGGGATGGACCTGATCCGCGTCGCGGCGGTATCGCGGTCGTTCTCGGTGGTCACCAAGACGTCGGCCACCCTGCTCGACAAGGAAAAGGGATTCGAGTGGCTGCGGTCGATCGGTCAGGGCGACGTGATCCAGGAAACGGTGAACGCGGGCACTCTTTCGGCCCTCTGCCGCAACCTCGTCCTCGACCAGGGGATCGATCCGCCCGCCGACATCGTGAACATGCGGTCGTACGACACGACGTCGATGACCAAGTACAAGCCCAAAGTGGGAGAAGTGTGATGGAGGTCAAAACGCTGCCAGTTCCTTCGTGGGCGACGTCGATGGTGTCCAATTATCGCAGGTCCCAAAACCTGCCAGACCGCGTCACCGACGAAATGATCTTCGCCCGCCTCGAAGACTGTCGGGGAATGAACCCGGAAGACATCGAGCAAGCGATCGACGCTTTGATTGACGAGGTCAAGTGATGGCTGCGATCCTCGGACCCAGCATCGTGGGGGCGCTGCATGCCGAGCGCGCGGTGAACTGGGCGCAATTAAACGACGAATATCGGGAGTACGCGTTCCACCTTCACACTTTGGCGCTGGGCGAACGACCGGCCACTCACAACGATGTCGGCCCTATCTACGTCAGACAGGCACTGGCGATGCAACGCGGGAGCCTTAAGCTGGCGTAGCGTCTGCGGTGAGGGCACTTGTAGGGTGCCTGATCCAGAGCCGCTGTGGTTCTATCAGGAGAGAAAAAATGGCTAAAGAGACGATGCCCGCCGTGGCAGACCCCAAGGACGCTGGCTTGCCCGCGTACCTGCAGGGCCAGAACTTCAAGAAAGAGGACAACTTTGACTCCTCTGACGTCGTCATCCCGCGCATCAAGCTGCTGCAGGGAACCTCGCCGGAACTCCAGACCCACGAAGGTGCCAAGATCGGTGACTTCTGGCACTCGGGCATGGACATCAGCCTTGGGACGTCGGTGCGTTTCGTGATCGCCGACCGCCGCAAGAAGTTCCTTCTGTCCGCGCCTCTCGAAGATGGGCAGGGTGTTCTGGCTCGCGCCGACGACGCGAAGACCTGGGACAAGCTGGGCAAGTGGCAGGTCAAACTGAAAGGCGTCAAGCAGCCGGTCACGTGGGAAATCACCGACCTCGACGTGCTTGCTTCGGGCTTGACCAAGTTTGGCACCGCCAACCCCGACGACGAAGACAGCCAGCCCGCCGCGACGCTGTTCTATGACTACCTCGTGTTCCTGCCGGACCATCTGGACCTCGGGCCTGCCGTGATTTCGTTGGCTCGGGCGTCGATCAAGAAGGCCAAGAAGGGCTTGAACGACAAGATCGACCTTCATGCGACCAACAACCGCCCGATGCAGGCGCTGGTGTTCAAGGCAGTGTCGGTCGACGAGGCGTCGGACAGCGGCGGCTTCAAGAACTGGCAGTTCGGCCAGGACGGCTTCAACATGGACGAGGCCTTGTTCAACCTCGCCCGTGACCACATCGGGGCGCTGGGACGCGTCAAAGTGGCTGACGAGAACGATACCGGTGCCGAGCCGAATTCTGGCGGCGCGGCTGACGACGGCACCGGGAAGTTCTGACCGGAGCAGACACCGAAAGGTGAGTGTCAGAACACGGACCGGGCGGCGTAGATACTGCCCGGTCCACCAAACCCCGGAGACGACATGTTCGACTTACCAGCCACCAAAGAGGAACTCGATCGATTTATGTCGTTCGTGGATGTCTTACCGAATGGGTGCTGGTATTGGACGGGTGCGAGGTCGCGGGGCAAGGGTAACAAGAAGTGGTACGGGTCGTTCTGGTTCCGTGGTAAGACAATCAGGGCGCACCGTTTCGCTCACGACTTCATCAAAGGGGCGGAGTGCCCGCCCGGTCACCATCGCGACCATTCCTGTTGTTTTTCTATGTGCGTCAGTCCAGAACACGTCCAATGCGTGACGCATGCAGAAAACCAACAGCTAAAACTGGAGAGAAAGAAATGAACCAATCAGGATTTGAATTCCTAAGGGAAGCCGACCTTCATGCGGAGTTGCGCGGCCATGAACTCACCCTGAACCTTGAGGGGGTCATGGTGTTCAAAGAGACGGAGCGCAAGCACTGCAGCAAGATCGTGACGTGGGAACAAATCCGCGACGCGTTTGTTAATCCGGTGCTGGCAGCCATGGACGCCATCGACGAAGAACTGAGGCCAAAATGAACATCGATCTGGGCGACAACGCCGAAAAAGCCCTGCGGATGGTACGCGAGGCCAAAGAGGTCGGCTACGACACCGAGGGCACGGGGCTGGATTGGCGGTTCCACAAACCCGTTGGGTACGTGGTGGGGGCATCGTCTGGAAACCGCACTGTCTCTCAGGGCGACGTGGTGTACGTGCCGGTGCGCCACGGGGGCGGGGGAAACCTGCTGGGCTGCCGCCCTATGGCCAGTCCGACCGAGGGCTTTGAGCCGCATCCTTTCGAGGTTGAACTGGCCAAGGCTTTCAAGGATCGCAGCGCCACCCCCGGATTGGGTCGGGTGGTCGGGCACCATATGAAATTCGACGCGCACATGTCAGCAGTTGCGGGCATCATGCTGGGACGCGGCCTAGCCTGCACTCAGAACATGGCAGCGATGGCGGACGAGTACGCCCGCAAGTACAGCCTCGAAGCATGCGCCGAACGGTATGGGGTCACAGCGAAGAAGGGCGAGGCGATGTATGCCCACCTTGCGACGATGTTCAAAGGCCCCGCCAAGCGGGAGATTATGTCCAACTTCTGGAACACCAGCGGCACCGATCCGGTAGTTTACGATTACGCGACCGGCGACGGCGTGACGACCCTCGAACTCTACTGGAAGCTGAACGACCAGCTGCTGGAAGACGAAATGGAAGTCGTCATGAACCTGGAGAACGATCTGATCTGGACGCTGTTCCGGATGGAGCGGCGCGGGATCGCAGTTGACCTGCAAGAGGCGAACAACCTGCGGCGGGCAACCGAGGACAAGATTTCGGCACTGATGGCGGAGTTGCCAGTTGGCTTCAACAGCCTGTCGCCGATCCAAATGAAAGCCCTGATGGAAGAGCATGGGCACACCGATTGGCCGTTCACAGAGAAGGGAGCGCCATCGTTCACCAACAAGTGGCTCAAGACCAACGAAATCGGGCGGAAGATCATAGAAATCCGACAGTCGGGCAACCTGATCAACTCATTTATCAACCCGCTGGCGACGGAACACACGTTCAATGGCCGGGTCCACGCGACGCTAAACCAGCTGAAGTCGGACGACAAAGGCACGATTTCAGGTCGATTCTCCTGCTCTGATCCCAACTTGCAACAGGTGCCCAAGCACAACAAGGCCATCGCGAAACCGTTCCGCCGACTGTTCGTGGCCGATCCGGGTTGGGTGTTCTGGGAACGCGACTTCTCGCAGTGCGAACCGCGACTGTTTGCCCACTATGCGCAAGACCCCAGCTTGCTGGCTGGGTACAACGCCACGCCGTTCGTCGACGCGCACCAGACCGTTGCGAACTTGCTTGGCGTCGAGCGCGACCCCACGGCCAAGCGGATGAACATGGGCATCTTCACCGGCATGTTCCCCAAGACTTTCGCGGGGCACATGGGCTACAGCCTGGAAAAGGCGACCGATGCGTGGAATGCGTGGTTCAGGGAGTTCCCCGCTATACGACAATTCCAAGACAAAGCGAAAGCGCGACTGAAAAGCCGGGGGTTCGTGTTCACCCTGCTCGGCAGGCGCTGCCGCCTTGAGCAGGCGCGGTTCGCTTACCACGGCACGTCCAAGATCATCCAGGGTTCCAACGCTGACATCGTCAAATGGAAGCTGCTGGAGGCCGACCGCTTCTGCGAGGACAACGGCGACGTGGTCGAGGTCAACATGACGGTGCATGACAGCTTCAACGGGCAGTATCAAGACACTCCCGAAGCGCGGGCACTATTCGACCAGATGGTGGCGCAAATGGCCGAGGTTCAGTGCGAACCGTTCAACCTGTCCGTGCCGTTCGTGCTGGAAGGCACCGAGGGTGCGAATTGGGCCGAGGCGACCTATGGCAAGGAGGCCGCGTGATGGGCTGGACTACTTTCGAGGGCCGGATCACAAGGAGTTCCGGGTCAGCCGTGTGCTTCCAGGGCCAGTATTGGGAGAGCGCGGTCTGGTTCCCTCGATCGCAGACGATCATCGAAGACGATGACGACGGCGTGGTGCTGAAAGTCAGCGACTGGCTGACGAAGAAGCGCGACATGCTTGAATTCACCCACTATGGCGTGGCCGAGTTGGAGGCGATGAACCAAATATGACCGAAGCACGGCGCGAACTCAAGTTCCAAGACCATATCGTCGATAGCTACAAGCTGGCCGGGGGCCACGCACGAAAGTGGGCCACAGACCTTCAAGTGGGGATGCCCGACCTGATTTGTAGCTTGCTGGTGTACGGGTGCCACTTGGTCGAGGTCAAGCACCGGCCATCGTGGAAGCGCGGCGGGGCCTACGCCAACCCACTGACCGAGAAGCAAAAGTTCGAGTGTGGCAAGTACAAGATGGCGGGGGCCAAGGTGCACGGTTTCGTGATCGTGGAAGGCACCGACGCACTGGGGTCGCACTTGGCCCTGTTCGATCCGACAGCACCGGGGGTGCAGCTGCTTCAACACGTGCCCTACGCGGCGGGAAAGAAGTTCAACGTAGCAAGACTACTGGGAGTACTGGAATGAAACAAACTGGGACGATACCACCCGAAGTAAGCCTGCAGGTGATCCTCGATCAGCGGGGCAGCCGGTATGGGGACTTTCGCGACAACGCCCTCGTGTCGCAACGCATCAAGCAAATACTTCATGACGCCCTCACCGACAACGAATTTTACAAAGCGATGTCGTTGAGCGACCAGTTCGTTGTGACCGAGGGACTTGACAACATCGCCCTCAAGCTGTCGCGCATCACCACGGGTGACCCAGCTTATGACGATAACTGGACCGACGTTGCCGGATTTTCAACCATCACGCGGGACCGCGTATGTACCTCAAGGAACAAATGATGCACGAAGTCAAAGCAGCGCTGATCAGGGCGCAATTCCTGATGAACCCCGGCTTCTACGCCGTCGTTGACGGGCAATACGGGTCGACGGGCAAGGGTCTGCTGTCGTCGGTGCTGGCCGAGCACATGGCGGGGCAAGTGGACATCGTGACGTCCAACGCTGGCCCGAACAGCGGCCACACGTCGTATTTTCGCGACGAAAAAGTCGTGCTGCGGCAGTTGCCAACGTTCTCCGTGATGGCGCAGTTATTTCATGGCGACATGCCGTGGACGCGCCTCAATTCGGGGGCGATCATCGAACCCGACTGTCTCAAGGCCGAGGTCGATGCTTACGTCGCGGAACGCACCAAGTTGAGCGTCAGCAACTACGCGGCGGTGGTGAATGATCAGGCCAAGGCCCTCGAAGCGACATTGGTGGGCGCGATCGGGTCGACGGGCAAGGGCACGGGAGGGGCGCTTGTGCGGAAAGTTCTGCGCAGCCCCGAAGCCGTCTTCCGTGGTGCGTTCTTTGACGGCCATCCTTTCGGCCCCTTCGAGAATGAGTTCGGTTCATACGACCTGAACGTCGACATGAACGCCGAAATCGAGGGCGGGAAGACGGTCCTAGCCGAAGTGTCGCAGGGGTTCAGCTTGAGCCTCAACGCGGGCGGGTTCTACCCGTTCTGCACGTCGCGTGATTGCACGGTCGGACAGGCCATGTCGGACGCGGGCGTCCACCCGTCGTTATTCCGCGACTGTGCGATGGTGGTGCGCACGTTCCCAATCCGCGTCGCCGGGAATTCGGGCCCCTGCTACAACGACCAGAAAGAAGTTTCGTGGGCCGATGTCGGGCAGACCCCCGAGTTGACCACGGTGACGCAGAAGGTTCGTCGCATCTTCACGTGGTCCAAGCAGCAGTTTGCCGACGCGGTGAATGCCAACCGACCGGGGGTGGTGTTGGTGAACTTCATGAATTACCTGCCCGAGGGCACCGACCACGAGGCATGGCTGATGGAAAACGTCTACAGGCCGTACTATACCGTGATGGGGCGCAACCCGAGACTGGTCCTTTTGGGCTACGGACCGAAGAACGAAGACGTGAGGGCACACAGATGAGCGATGGCATCACCGAAATAAAGGAAATCAGGATGTCACCGGCTGCTTTCGACAACTTTGTGCGAGAAACCCTAGGCGCCCCCAATGCTGATGTATCAGTCAGAACAGACGAGGGCGTACTGAAAGAGGTGGTAATACGGTGGGAGGTTAAGAAATGAGGAGCGCGATCATGGCAGACCCCGCACAACGTCTCTCGGTGTACCTACCCGAAGAACTCCAGCCCTACAAGGAAGACCTGGAATTTTTCGTGTCGCTGATGGTGCGCAAGCTGCACACCAACCGGCACAAGGGCGTGAGGGTTGATCTGAACCCTGTGTTCATGTTGGGAGCAGCAGAACGCGAAATCGCCGAGGGCCGCGAAGCGATCCGGGACAAGGGCCAGTTCGAAGCCGCGACTGAGTGCGCCGACGTCGCCAACTTTGCATTCCTCGCCGCGATGGCCAGTCTGGGCATGACCCGCGAGGATTTCAAGGCCGTAGCGAGGCACCTGCCCAAGGTCCACAAAATCAACTACTCGGGCGTCGCCAAGCGCCCCGGTCCCGCGCCATTCGGTGAGGACCAGCAATGACCGTCCGCGACATGGTGGCCCGTCACAGCGACTTCGACGAGACGGAGGATTTCATCCCGACCCCGCCTTGGGCGACGCGGGTGCTCTACGAATACGTAGCACCCGACCTCAAGCACCACGCGCCGACACTATCCGCTTACGACCCGGCCTGCGGCGAGGGGCACATGGTCCAGGTGTTCCGCGAATACGGGCACCCGGAACTGTTCGGATCGGACTTCTCCCCCAAGCAGCTGGTCAAGGCGCGGGAACGCCTCGGCCCATCGCCCCGGCTCTGGCACGAAGACTACGTTGGGGGCAATATGTTGCCGGAGGTCCACGACGTCAAGATCACTAACCCACCCTACAAGCATCTCAATGAGTTCGTGGGGAAGATGCTGGACACGGCTACTTTCGGGGTGGGGGTGCTATGTCGCATTCAGGCGCTGGAGGGCGAAAAGCGCCTCAAGAAAATTTTCACGCCGCGCCCGCCGACCCAGATAGCGTTTTTCTCCAATCGCATCCCGTTCAAGACCGGGGTCGTGGTGCAAAAAGCGCCAAAGATGTTCTTTCACGTGTGGCTCTGGTGGCAGCGGAGCGCAACGCCTGGAAAGTGGCTAGCCCCGCGCCCACCTATGTGGGTGCCCTACGACGCACAGACGCAGCTGGAGAAAGACTCAGATTATGCTAAATGACAAATCGCTGCGGTGGTCGCGCCGCTTGTCCGTTGTGCCACGTTGGGTGATCGTGCCAACGATACAAAAAGAAAACGTGGCGATGCATTGCTATCAGGCCGTGCAGACGGCCCGATGGCTTCTGGGGTTCCACTCTGTAATGCTGAAGGGCGGACCAGAGGCCGACCAACTTCGTTTGCAAGTGATCGAGTACGCCCTTGACCACGACGAGGACGAAGCGGCCACAGGGGACAAACCCAGTTCTTCAAAACCGGGTAAGGTGTGGCATTCTGGTGTGCCACAATACGCCATCGTCGTGAAAGTGGCGGATATCCTCGACATGATCGGGTTCTTGCACACCGAGCGCCTAATGGGAAACACGCTTCTGAGCGAAATCTCGCTTGAGCGCAAGCAAGCTTTACGCGAAGTGTGGGGATTTTTCAGTCAGGCCAAGAGCGATGTGGGCGCTGACGTCGTTGGAAGCCCAAGTGACTTGGTTGAACGTTATCTGAAAGTCATTTTGAAATCACATCCGGGGATGGAACAATGAAACACCCGGAGCCAGAGTGGCTGATCAACGGCGACCCGCGTGAAGTGCAACTTGAGGCGCTGCGCCGTTCGTTCTATGGGTACAAGCTGCGTGAACACAAGGACGACCCCGGAAACCCAGTGGTGCTGCGCCCCGGCCTTACACCCGCCGAGGGGTGGGGGCACTTCCTGGAAATGCGCCTCGGGAAGACCCCCACCATCTTGAACGAATTTGAGTTGTTCAAGAAGTACCACGGCGCGCGGCACATGATCGTGTTCAGCCCCAACCAGTACAAAGTTGACTGGGAACTGGAGGCCGAAAAGTACGGGCTGAGCGTTCCGTTCATGGCATACGAACAAAGTCGGTTGCCCCACATGGTCGCGGCGTTCAACAAGTCCAAGCGCACCATGTCATTTTCTGTCAACTACGAAGCGCTCAAGTACGACGAGACGCTTGATTTCCTCGACAGCATCATCGGCTCGGACACCTACATCGCCGCCGACGAATCGATCAAAGTCAAGAACCCTCAGTCGCTGTTCTACGTGGGCGCGATGCGCGTCCGAAAGAACGCCGGGGGACCGATCCGGATTGCTTCGGGGTTGCCTATGACGCAAGGCCCCACGGATTTTTACTCGCAGGGTCGTATGATCAAGATGTACGATGGTGACACCTTCTATTCGTTCCGTGGCAGGTACTGCGTGATGGGCGGATTCAAGAAAAAACAAATCAAATCCGTCAAGAACGAGGACCAGCTGTGGGACGACATCAGCAGCAACGCTTTCGTAGCCAAGCGTAAAGACTGGGGTAAGCAGAGCGAGGCCGAGTTCTACGAACAGCGCCTGGGTATCCACCCGACCCAATTGAAGCACTACTCCGAAATGGAGCACGAGTTCGTGACCATGGTGGAGAATGCACAGGGCGAAGTGGACATGATCGCAGCGGATCAGGTCGTCGGCAAGCTGATGAAGATGCAGCAGATTTCGTCTGGTTTCGTGTACAACGAACAGGGCGTAGCCATTGAAATCATGGACCCTACCAAGACACCCAAGATGATGTCGCTGGTCGAACTGATCGAAAATGAACTCGTGGGCAAAATCGTGGTGCCGTTTCATTATGCTAAGTCGGGGGAGATGCTTCTCAAGGCCCTCGCCAAGTACGAACCTGCGGCAATTCTCAGCGATGTTAGGATGAAAAAGGGAAACCTGGACCTCATTGCGGAAAAGAAGAGGTTCAACAGCGATCCCAAGTGCCGGGTCATGATCGGGCAGATCACCAGCATGAAATATGGACACGACCTGATCGGGCCGGTGGGCGATCGCGCCGCCACGATGTTTTTCTACGAAAACACGTTCTCGCTGGACGACCGCACCCAAGTCGAGGCCCGGATCACCACGGCTTTCCAAGACTGGGCGAACGTCTACATCGACCCGTATTGCAGTCCCGCAGAGCATCGCGCCATCACGGCGCTGGCCCGAAAAGAAGCCGTAGTCGAGGCCGTGATGGGACCGTTCCGCGACAACAAGGTGCGTAAGGAAATGCCCCCGCCCCAGTGAAGGGACGAGGGCACCGAAGTCGGCCTAGTCTGGGAGCGCACCGGGGCAGACCGCCCTGAACACCCCGATGTACGTCAGGCCTCCTTCTACACTGACTTCCGTATCCACTCGGTTCTCGACGGTTTCAGGTTCACCGTCGTAAACCCAAGTGGGGAAGTATTCCGCAAGCTTGATACAGACCGTCTTTTCGGACTGCGTCGGTTCATTTTTCGGTCGTTCGACCACGTCCGGAACGACGCAACCGGTCAGCAAGGGCAGGGCCATCGCCACCGATACGAACAGTTTCGTCCTTGATGACTTCTGCGGCTTTGTCAGCATCCTGTGCGATGTCCTTTGCTCGTTTCCGGTCGGCTTCACGGGCTGCGGTCTGGCGCTGTTCGGCCTTGTGCTGTGCTTCTTCCCGCGCCATCTTGCTGCTGAGACGGGTAAGAAAGAACACAAGAACCAGAACGACTGCAATCAGCGCCAGACCCAGCCAAAACCCGATCGGCATGTTACTTCGGAACTTCGATCGGTTGGTCGCCCTTGCGGGACTTCCAGCCCTTGATCAGCGCCGTGATCGAAAGACCAGACCCGGTCAGGACGACCGCAGCCGACGCGGTGATTTCGGTGACGGACAGCGAGAAGGTCCAGGTCTGGGCGACCGGGTCCCAGACGCCGAAACCAGCCGTGGCCAGCCAACCGAAAAGCGCCACCAGCCCGATCGGCAAGAAGTAGGTGACGAGACGAACCAGCGCAGGGCCGGTGAGTTTGTAGAGTTCGTTCATAGGACAGTCTCCGTGTTGAAACCGAGTTACCCACCCGGCAGGGGTCACTTGGGACAGAGCGTGAATGGCCATCCCGCGCTCTGATCTTTCGCATGGGGATTGGGAATGGTTTCTTCCCGTTCGGGCAACGGCATCATCGCGCCGTCGTTGCGTTCTTTTGTCTTAGCCGTGTCAGAGCCTCGCAAACTGGAAGTGCATCCAGTCAAAGTTCCGGACGCGACCAAGGCTCACAGCGCCCTCGGCTTCAACGATTTTCCACCACGCATCGTACTCGGCCTTGGCGAATTGCGCCCGATCCCGGCCCCATTTCAGCTGGTTGCGTTCGGGGTCGTGGTCGACCGCGATGCCGTACGCGTGGGTCGAAAGGCTGCTGCTGCCCCGTTTGGGCCGATAGTTGTAGCACCCGCCGAACTGGTCGAGACGCAAGCGGCGAAATTCTTTCTCGCCGTAGTGCTTGGCGGCGTTCGCGTAGATGCGTTCCAGCGGTTTCTCAACAAGCTGGTGACAGCTGAACTTTAGCAGCTTCTGGCTGTTGTCCCACGCCAGCGGAAACGCAAAGGGCAAGTCGACCCTGCCCGTGGTGCAAGCCGCGCCACCAGCTGGACCGAAAAATTTCGTAAGTTCGGCCTGCGATTGGCGGGGCCAGATTGAAGATGGGGCAGTCATGGGGTTTCCTTTCACCCTAGGAGGAACTTGACTATGGCATCCTTGAAGAAAAGCACAGCGGTCCATGCCACCGCGCCGATGAACCCAAGGACAATCAACCCACCGGCAATTTTGGCCCTGAGGCTGTTGACCATGGAAGCCACGGGCTTAACTTCTTCCATGTCCCTGCGCAGCGACATAACTTGTTCGAGGACCGTCTGCCTCTCAACAGTAGCAATTTGCCTCTCGGCGTGGGCCTCACACATTGACTTTTCAACATAGTCAATGTGATTGGCTAAACGCTCCGAAAGCGCAGCCAGTTCAGTTGTAGTTGACATTTACGGTCCTTCCCCAGTTCGTCACTCTTGTCCCTACAGGACGGCTGCGCTTAGTTTTCGGCGTCCAGTCTGGCGCGCAGGTCGGCGATGCGGGTGTTGAACTGGGCCTGGGTGATCTCGCCCCCGACCCGCTTGATCAGCAGGCCGATGGCCCGCTTTTCAAACCGTTCTTCCCGTTCCTCGGCGCGGCGGGCCTGCTCTTCCTTGCGGACGGCATCCCGTTGCGCCTCCTGGTCGGCAAGTTCTTTCTCGGTCGGCGGCGGCGGGGGGTCGCGCCGTACCCAGTCACCGTCCGGTGTGCGGCGGTGCTGGGCAAGGAACATAAGGTCGAAGCCCTTTATCGCTTCGGCCCCTTCACGCGGCTCTGGGCCGATCCAGCCCGGCGTGCCGTCCTTCGTGAAGATCACATGCAAGGTCATCATTGTGGCTCCGTGATGAAGACGATGTTTCCCATGGTGATGCCTACCACTGAACTGACGCCGCCGACACTGCCGTATGCCTTCGGCGTGACATAGCTGGATGCCAGCGGCAGGTTGGTCGTGACCGCGCCGACAGCGACGGCTCCGGTTTCAAGGTTCGTGACCTCGTAGTAGAGGATCCGTGTCGTACCGGGCGGTGCATAAAGCCGCATCCTATACCACACGCTGCGATCGGTAGTGGGCTTCGCGAAACTGGACCCGAGGTCGATCTTGGTGCAGGTACCAGACCCGTCGTTGTGCATGAACTGCAGGTTGGCATCCGAAGCGTCGTAGCCTATGCCGACCACCTGCGTCTGGGTCGACGGGTCTACATCGGACATGGAGAGGCTGTCGCCCAGACCCATGAAGAACCGATGGCTGCTGTTGGTGCAGCCAGTCGCTGGGGCGCCGTGCATCAGGCCGCGAAACCCGCCCTCCCAAGAAGACGAGCCATTAACGCCGAAACCGGCCTGAGCAATCCGGAAATGGGCGCAGGCGCTGGGAGAAGCAGACCCAATGAGAAACTCCATGCGCTGCGCATTGGTGCGGCGGTTGCCCGCGCCGATCGCCGCTGTGGTCGACGTGCCGTTGACCGATTGAGCCGGCCAGCCGATCAGGCTGGCGGTAGTGCCGCCTACAATCGGTAGCCACGCATAGAAGCGACCGTCGCCGATGTAAGGCTGCACCGGCCAAGGAACGACACCTTCAGGGGCCAAGAAATGTGGCCAAGGAGAATTCCCATAGTCCTTGGCAAACACCTTGATCCCGCCGGCCGCGGGAACTGAAGGTGTCGCAATCGACGGAAGCCGAAGCTGCCCGCCTTCGTTCTTGAAGTCGGACGCTCCTGCAAAAACACCAGCGCTGTTGATCTGGATGTCATCGGTGGCACCGCCCGGAGTTCCGCCCCCACCGGGTGCGGCCCATGTACCATCGTCTTTCAGAAACTTCCCGGTGGCCGAACCGGGCGGTGGCACCAAGCCCTTAAGAGTGGTGGTGAAGCTGTTCAGCAAAGCGGTCTGCGCAGCCACGTCAGCCGCTGTCAGCATCGCAAGACCTGCCGCCGAAGCTGCGGCAAAAGCAGCCGACCCCAGATCGGCCACCCACTTGCCCAGCTTCTTGAAGGCCGCAAGGACCGTGTCCCCGGTATCCAGCGCCACCCGTGTGGCTTCGGCACTGTATCCGGTCAGTTCGGTTGCCCGAACCCGCCCCGCCGTGAAATACAGGTTGGTCGCACCCTCGGTCACATCATCGGTCGATCCGGGCGAGGCGACGATTTCGACATAGACCGTGGTCGCCCACCGATAGACCTTATTGGTGTCCAACGTGGTGTAGATTTTCCCGGCCTCGCCCGTCACCGGCAAGGACGCGAAGTCGGCGTATTCCTCGACATCGTCCACAAATGCGGGCAGCTGCGAAGCTGGCACCCTGCCTGTCTCGTCCAGACTGGCATAGCCCTCTGGAACACCCTTCAATTCCTTGTCTTCCTTCGCCGCGAAAGACGGTGTCAGGTTCAGAATCGAATAGGACTGGGACAGGGTCAATGATTGCAGCGGGCCGTTGCCGGGAGAGATTCGCCCGACCAGGCGACCGCTGGCCCATTCCCCAAGCTTTTCCACGTCCAGGAACGGGATATTCGCCTGCGGCACCAGTGCATCACCATCAAGCGGCGCATAGCCACCTGCGCCACCCTTCGCGGCGACATCTTCCGGTGTGAAACCCAGACTGTCCTGTTTCGCGTCCAGGGCATCCTGCAGTCCGCCCACGTCTTCAATCGCGATCGGTCCGCCACCACCACCGGCTTCATCCGGCGCATTCACGAACTTGGCACCATCCCATTTCGGAACGTCGCCGACCTGAAGGTCGGTCAGATCAACGTCAGTCAAATCCGCCAGGGCCGTCGCGCCGCCGCCTTGCACGATAGTGGCCGCAGGACGAATCACCAACTGATAACGCGGTTGACTAACAGCAAGCTGTGTTTTACGAATGATAACCTGAATTTTTGCCATCAGGTGTACCTCACGTTCATTTGGTCAATACCATCATCGTGCCCATCAGCAGTGCGCGTAATGCGCAAACGCACCCAGAAATCGGGCGGCGCGGCATCGTCCCACGGCAGATCGAATTGAGCGATGCCGCCCGACTGGTTGGTCCAAGCAACAGTCGCGTTGGCGTTCACATAAGCCTCTACAGTTCCCTCTGGACCCGCCTTGAAAATTTCGATGGTCCATCCGGTCATGTTGATGGCCACGCCATTGTCGTCTTGGAAAGGTAATTCAAGGCTTACGTCGGAGCCTTGCGGGAATTCCACCCATTCTTTTTCGATGCGTCCCATTTTAGGTCCTTATATGGCGGTGATTGGGCCGAAAAACGCTGCAGAAACAAACCCGTCTCTCCGAGCCGCAACAGCGTAATAGTAGTCAGTTCCAAGCACTACAGTGTTATCCACATAACTGGTGCTATCAGCTGCCACAGTGTCGAACACGGCAGGTAACGTGGTGTAGTCAAAAGCCGTAGTCGAGCGATAAATCGCGAAATCGTCTTCTTGCATTGTGCCGCTGTTCGTGTCCTCCCAATTCAGAGTGACTGTGCCCGCTGCCAAGTCAAAGCTGATGTTGGCAGGAGTGAACAGGACGGAAAAATAAATGGTGGCTGATTGCCAACTTACGTACGCACCTTTTTCGGATGCCACCGCAAACATGAGGCGATTGGTTCCAATTGGAAGCACTGTTGCATCGTCCCAATCGTATGTCGTGGCAGTGCCAACGTTTACGTTGTCTAGTTCGCCCAGTGAATTATACAACTCATCGACTGCAGTAACAACCACCCGATATGTAACCCCCGTTTCGGGTCCAATGTCGCTGGATGTAAAATCTTCTGGCACCAATGTAGTTTGAAGTGTCCGATCCTGATGATTCCAAGCTAGGACCACGTCGGTAACATCGACGATGTTTTGGCTATTGCTGTATGATCCGTTCAATTGGAGCGCAGCAGGGCGATACGGGCGAATTGCACGGCTATCGAAAGACACCGTGTATTCGGGGGCGGCGAACAAACTAAGACGTTTGGAAGACAGATTAGTAAGAAGCTTCACATTGACGGCATCAGGGGCCACGAAAGAAGGCGCACTCAATACGTCGGCCTGCTGCAGAAACACCACGCCGCTACCGATCGGTTGCTCAACCGGCACCGTGTCCAAGCAGCCACGACCAATTGTGATGTCAATGTCCGCGCCGTTTTCCGCCATGGCATCGATTCGCACGATTTCGTTTCCGATAAGCGCGAGACTGTTTGCGGTGATAGTGCGAAGTGCCGTGGTAGCCGGGACCGTGATAAGCAGATCGTCGGCGTCCGCGCTTAAGTAGTTAAGCGTAGTGGTCATGGGCGCAAATTCGATTTCTCCACGATCTTCGTACCCAGCACCAGTATCGATGCCCAAGGTAATAGAACGGTGGGAAGCAGTTGGTTTAGTACCAATGGGTAACAGGAACCCTAGATCGGGTTCATCAACAAGAGCCTCGTCCACGGTGGCCTGGTCCTGGCTTAGAACCAACAAGTAGTAGGGGGCTTCAACCGGGTATTCGAACAGGCAAGGCAGCGCCACATTTCCGTCTACAACTGGCGGTGGCTGTACCGGACCGATGGCCGCAGCCGCTGGCATAGCAAATTCGTCCTCGGCGATGGTAACTGTCACCCTATTGTCCGTTCCGTCACCCTCTTGTACTTCGAGAATACGAACAATTGCGTTACTGATTTTAAGTTTAGGTTCATTGATGATGAACGGATCGCCAATGTCCAAATCGGGTGGAAAATAAGCGAGTACCAGTGGACCTGTCAAAAGGGGGCGGTTCTGGACAGAAAGATCGCGCAGGCACAATTGAATCGCTAAGTCTTCGCGATTGCAAGACAAGTACTCAATGGGGTCGCCAGGAATTACTCGGCCAGCACGACGAACACCCGCAGTATTGGTACGGGTAACACTTGCAGTCTCACCGTTTTCCCGCTTGGTGTAAACCACCGTCAGCTGATTGGGCGTCTCACTTGGGGTGGACTTCTCCAATCCGCTCCAATCCATGACGATCGACGAATCCAACACCTGCAAATCAACCGGGTCATAATCGTTGCGAATCGCTTTGATTTCGATTAGGCCCGTGACGCGGCTGCGGAAACTTATGCAATCAACATGTCGCTCAACGTCAAGACGCGCTTGTTCCACTGTTTCGAATTGGTCGAAACGGGGCGACAAGCCAAAACGTTCCGCATAAAATCGATCAGCCTCCGTTGTGAATGACGTGCCGAATTCACTATCATCGACCACGCCCCCGCGTAGGGGGTCGGACCACAAACACCGAATGATATGCGCCGGGTTCATATCAGCCCAACCCACTAGAAGCCCAGAATTTAAGAATGTGGAGGGCTGAGGATCGGCACTATCAATTACCGGCACACCGTCAATTTCGGTATTGTCTATAGCATCGTAATCAGCGGTGCCAGCGGCATCCATTCTGAAAGCAAAAACTTCCGCTTCAAGCACTTGGGCCAAATGGCCAGCAGCGTCAGCAGGGGTGCCGGGGATGGCGGGGTGTAAGCCCAACAAGATCACGATGTTCCTGCGACCGTCCAATTGAGACTCGCTGTCGATGCTGGGCCGCAAAAAGCCTGTAGCCAAAGCCCCAGTGGGGAAATTTGAGCCATTGTCATAGTATTGAGAGAAGAAAGCTGGCGCTGGTGCGAACGCGGTGTTCCAGTTGCTCTGACCACCGGAATCGGTTGGGATAGCCATATCGTTTATCCACGCCAGCGCATCGCTGTAGTCAGTAGTGGTATCTTCTATGCTACTTGAGGTTTCAACACCAAACTGCTGAATGTACAAGGGCGCACCGCTTCCAACAAACGACTGCACCACAGCCGTGAGCCATTCTTTCATAGCGTCAAGCTGAGTAGTAGTGATCGAACCCGGTACATTCCAAGCAATGTAGACCGAAGAAGACCCGGTGACAGACAAATCGGTAAAGACGGCCTTTTCAGGATACCAGCCACGATGAACGCCGACCGTGTTCATCAATTTGAATTTCATGTTGGGCAGTCGAGCAGTATTAGCCCCCACATAAGGCCGACGCATAACAGTAGAAACAACGCCCCTGTACGCTGGAACCAGATCGCCAAGCACACCAGATAGATAGTCGTTGATAGGCTGGGTAGCTTGGCCCCGCAGAAAGTCAAAGAACCCACTAAATCCGCCCTCGCGGGTGTCCCCACCAAACAAGCCGGGTTTGTTGATGGAGCCTCGACCACTGGCCAAAGAACCTCGCCAGGCTTCTTTTGATGCCATGTTAATCTGCATCAAAGCATCAGCTTGTCTGCACAGGACTAAGTGAAGGCCCATGTAGTAGCGATGCCCAACGGTCTGCTTCTTGCTACTTCCCATTTGCTTCTCGTTCTTGCGCCACTAGTTCCAATTTCCTGATCAGGTCCATGTGTTGCCCAACAGCGTACAACTCTTTGACTTCGATACCCTCCCGCTTAAACTTTTCCCAGTCAAGACCGAACCGAATAAAAAACAAATCCCGCGCTCTGTCACAAATTCTTGTAGTGGGGTGTTTAAGGTCACTTTTCAAAATACGTGTCATTTCTTGCCAGCCTTTTTGCGGATGGCTTGTGTGTCATAATCGCCATACCATGCGACCGTTGGGTCATCAATCCAAATGGTCCCGGCAAAATCAATAATACGAGTACCCTGAACTGCTTTGGGCACACCAAAATCCGACAAAGCGGATGCTTTAGGCCCCTCGGGGGGCTTGGTGAAAAGCGACGCCGCGTAGTTGAACAAGACCCCAAGTACAAGACGCCAGAGCATTACGCAATACTCCTTCCGTCAAAGGGCGATTCTTCGATCCACCAAAACCCCCCAAAGTTTTCGATGTTGGTGAATTCCGTGCATTTTTGGGGCGAAAGATCACAGCCGGGTGCGACCAAGACCGAAACAGGACCACCGGCCACCGCCGTGGCAAAGCCAGCCATTTCAGTTTCTAGTATCAGCGTGTCGCCCACGTGCGACTCGATGAAGCGTTCTTCGCTCCCCCAAAAGAACAGGCCCCCCGTAAAAGTACCATCGGGCTGCAACGCAGCCAAGGGCACCGTTACAAGACGCCGATTGGTAACGGTAGCCGACATGGACTGTTGCCAGTCGGTCACGTCTAATTGACAACCGCCCCCGTCGTCATTCGTGAAATAATGGGCATGTCTACAAGGTCGCTGCATGATGATAGCAACCGAGGATCGCCGCATAGCAGTAAAGCTTTCCTCGCAGAAAATTACGATGTTTAAGAAGCCCATCTGGTGCTTGACCACGCGGCCATAGAACTTCGCTTCGTATTCTTCGTCCGGATCACCAGCGAACGTCTTCCAAACGGTCACTTTAATATCCGCGTCGCCTGTGTATTCCAACACGGCTTGCGCCATGGGATGGACAGTGGGGATCATCAGTTCCATTTCCGCACGTTGGGAATTGGTGGTCCTGGAAATGCCCCGGTTCAGAATCGCGGTTCTAGCAAAAAGTTGACCGGTCGTGTAACCGGTTTCGGGTTTTCCCGCACCACTGGTGAACGCCCTACCCCGGCTGGTCATGTGGTAAGTGGCCCCGCCTGGGATTTCCACGCGATACAACCAAACAGGTCGCTTGCCAAATATCAGTGCTGCGTAATCAGCGAATGCCATTACAACACCTCAACAGTTGCAACAGCGCAAGTCGAGGCCAGACCACCCGCCACGAAAGAGTACGATACCTCAACAGAATCATTATCCAAGCGAGACTTGGTAATAAACGACACGGCGGCATCGGTGGAAAAGTCGACACCCGTGGCTGTTATTTCCAGGTCTTGCACTCCACCGGTTGTCAGAGCCGCAGCGACCTGCTTGCACACCACGTTGCTGTTTTCACGAATAACGATGTACTTGTCTGCCATTTGGGCATCGGGCAACACGCCTTCTACGCTGATTGACAAGTCAGCAGCGTCCACGGCAGCCGTCAGTTTTAGATCGTTACGACCAGTAGGCAGCCAAAACTCGCCGTCTCGCCCCCTGAGAAAGTGCAGAAATTGACGACGTGCCCACATGGCCGACACGCCTTTGTCAAACCACGAAAGAACACCACGCCTGCGCACGTACAATTCGGCTTCTTGCTGTTCATAGGCACCGAACCGGGACTGCATCAAATCGATGGCCTGAGACACCGCCCCCGCCAATGGAGAGAAAGGCACAGCACCGTCCGTGACCACTGGTAGGTCTAGGAAGAGGGGGTATGCGTTTCCAGACAAGTCCTGGGGTTCCATCGACATGAACGTCAGATTGATGTCGTTAGCGTTAAAGTACGACTGAAACTCGGCCCCATTAGGCGCGATGCACAACACCAAGGGCACGATCACGGCAGGGCGTACCGAGTTCCCACCGTACGAGTTCAGAAGACCAGATGTGAGCGTTATGGTGCCCACGCCCTTGCTAGCGACTTCGCCCTGTTCCCAGTTGTCGTCGTCGATAGCAACCAGAACCTTTTGGCCCACCACATAAGCAGCGGTATTAACTACGTTGAGGACTGTGGTGGTGGACGCCAAAGTGGACAGCACACGCGTTTGATTGGCCCAATCGGGAAAGTACCAATCCCCGAATGTGTTCTGGCGCACACGCTCAAGCACACCCTCGGCCTTTATGGCCCCCATCACGTGGAACGTATTGAAGAACTGCGTAGCGTCCTTAAGACTATCCCGCCATTCGCCACCGGGCGCTTGACGCACGTCTGTCTCAAATTCGAGCGTTTCAGACAGGCCCTGCGGAAAATACTGCCAAGTCTCAGGCATTTGCCATGCGTCTCCGCGTGCGTGCGTACGAACGTTCGCCTTTAAGGCTGCGATTGTATTCGTCGATCTTGCGGGGATCGTCTATGACCACAACGGGGGGCGGGCTAACGCTGATGCGGGGCGCGGACACAACGCTCTGGCTCGACATGTCCCTATACCCCGACGGTACAGCTTTCTGCGCCCGATTTAAGATACCCGCAGTCGCGGCACCGCCCGTGACATTGGCCGGACCCGGAACGAGCGTGGGCCTGTTCACAAGCTTACCATCAACGAATTCTGGGCGCTTCTCAGCGACGATGCCGAGTTGGCCAGCGGGAATACGACCACCCGCGTCGAAAAGACCCGCCAGCCAGCCACCAATGCCGCCACCGCCCCCCGGCTTTCCTTCCCACAACATCTTGAACGCTTGGTTAAGGAACAGATTACCGAGTTCGCGTAGCAGATCGCCAATAGCAGTCTGCAGGTCCTTGGCACCCGAAAGCACGCCCACGAAGAAGCCTTGGGCAGCGTTCTCGATGCCCCTCATGGTTTCAGATACAAGATTTTGTTTGGCCTCTAGCAAGGTCAGTTCTTCAACGAGGGCCGCGATTTTCTGGCCTTCCTCGGAGTAGATGTCGACACCAGCTTTTTGCAGTTCTTGATGCAGGCGGCGGGCTTCACCTGATTTGCCAATCATGTCTACTTCTGCTTGGAGGCTTTCCAGAACTTCGTCGATTGACTTAGCTTGTTTTTCAGCATCGTCAGCTTCAACGGCCCTTGCCCCTGAATAAACATAAGGCGTTGCCACATTCTTGGCAGAAACAGACATCACGGCGGGCCGTGCCGGGGCACTCCTGCTAGTTCCGCCAGTGCGCCCTCGTCCGCGCCCCCTGACTGTGGGACGGCCCTTACCAGGTCGTGGGTTCGCTGAGGCACCCGTTGGTGCGCCAGACGGGTCAGAAGAAACGGCTGCGGCACCCGAGGACAGCGTAGAGAAGATGCCCTGGGCCATGTCAAGCAACTGGGAAGCGGCAGGAAAAGCAGCCGTGAAAATCCTAGACAAAGAGTTCTGGTCCATTGAACCCAGCGACGCGCTGATGTTTTCAACAGAAGACCTCACGCCTTCTGCTTGGGCCTTGGCTTCGGCTGTGCTTTGGGCAAATTGGTCCTGGGTGGCCTTGGCTTCGAATAATTTAAGCACCATTTCGTTAAGGGGACCAAGCACAGCATCTTCGGCTGCGGAAATCCCCTTGTTGGCCTCGGCTGCTTCTTGGAAAGCGTCCCTGAGTTTTCTGGCAGCTTCGAGTTGATTGTCTAAAGTAGTGGCGCTATCGACTTCGTTCAGCAAGCCCAGAATTTCGTTAATGGATTTCCTAGCTTCTGACGACCACACGCTTAAATCAAACAGGTCGGCCAAGTTTTTCTGGTTCCCGACCCCAAATTGGGCACCATCAAACACACCTAAGCTTTCTTTGGCACTTCCGATGGCTGCCCGAGCGGCCCTCTGGGTTTCTCGTTTCTCAAGTTCGGCCATGTCCATAAGCAGCTTACGGACTTCCTTACTAGCCTCCCCAAAGTTCTTCTTAAGTTCTTCCGTTGACATTCCCATTCTGGAAATAGAATCCTTGTAGTCATCAACGCTTGAAGACAAATCCTTAACGCTGTCCGCAAAGCTTTTGGCAGCTTCGCCACCACTAAACAAGCTGAAAACGAAAGGCACAAGAGCCGCTGCCGCGCCCACAGCCCCAAAGATGAACAGGTTCATGGGGTTGATAAGTTGAACAATGCTCTGTTTGAACGCCTGAACCGCCCCTTTGGCCCCCATTGGCCCCATGACTTGGGCGATCTGGGAACCTTGTTGTATCATCAAAACAAACGGGTTCTGACCCGCTTGCATCATCACGCCGATGTCGAAAAGCTGCGCAGTCAAGTTGCCAACAGAGTGACCAGCAACAGCACTAGCCCCCTTCATCGCATGCATTTGACTGGCGAGGTTCATTGACTCCGCCTTAGAATTCGCCAAACCGACACGAAGGTTGGTCAGAGACGAAGTGAGCCTGTCAACCTCCGATTTGGCCCCGCTGCCAGACGCCTTCAATTTCTTGAGTTCAGCGTCGGTCTGAGCGATTTGGGCACGAAGTTGTGCCGAAGTAGTCTGCGCCCGCTTACCAGCAGCCACAAGGCTGTCCAGCACCGGGACGGCGCTTTTCAACCCAGTTGTGTCAGCCGTAAGGGAGAGCCGTGCTACATCAACCACTACGTGGACCTTTCCATGGGAGACTTAAGGAACGGGCTGTTGGCTTTCGAGTATTCTTGGGTGTACTCCCAAGACATGTCGAAAAGAACCTCTCGTTCCCAGTATTCTTGAACTCGTCCCGTGGCTTGGGAAAAGGCTAGTACTTCGCCCCAAGAACGAGGAACCGGGCCATAGTCCCCGCTAGTGACAATCTTCATCGCCAGCAAGTCCTCCACGAGATACGCCATCGGGCCTAAGTCGGGCAGCGGTGGTTGCTGGCCCATGTCCCGAAAGCGTTCTTGTCTACTCTGGGGGTCCTTGCCGGGTTTGGCATGGAGCCAGCCTAATTGGCGCGCCCACAAATGGAGCGCGCTTAGACGTTTCCCAGTAGTTCATCCAGTTCGTTGGCACGTTCAACGACTTGCATGGCGAAGGTCTTGTTGGCAATCTTCCAACCACCGTTCTCGGTATCCTTGACCATCCGGGGAAAGACCAAGTTCAAGAACTGCTCGGCGGTCTCCATCGTGACGGGGACCCCCTCGATTTCTACGTTCTCAAAACCGACCAAGAGCAACATTGCAGATTTGATGGTGGCCCGATGCAGCCGCTCAAACGTGAAAGTCGCGATTTCTTCGTCATCGTCCTTGTTCTTTGCGGCTTGCGCCAAGGCAGCCTTGTGGGCTGCCTGAACGCTGGGGGAAGCATTGCCTCGGACGATAAATTTTGCTTCTTTGTCGCCTTCGACGAGGGGCAGGAGCGTCTCCGGGTGGAGAATGGGGAAGGCCTTCCCAGTTTCGGCCTTCCCGCGCGCGTCGAATTTTGCGAAGTCCATGTGTTACCTCAGGGCGCGGTTGCGCGAACGGATTCGTAGTTCTGGCGGAAGCTGACCGTGAAGCCCTTGTAGGTCTCGGTCGTGGCTTCGTTTTCGGCCAGATTGGACGCGATGCCCGACATGTAGACGTGGGTGTTCGTCCCGGTCGGCTCGACGACGCGAACGCTGACTTCCGACACGTACGACGGGCCAGCGTAGGTGCGCAGGTTGACCTGCCCGGTGTCAGCCAGCTTTTCCTCGAACGCCATTTCGGACACGCGGCCCATCGAAGGGCCCTTGTCGCCCTTGGTGATGCCGGTCGTCAGGTTCGGCACGTCGATCATGGCCGTTTCCCAGGCCGGGATCGGTGCGACGATGGGATTGGCGACAACCACCCACGTCAGGGCTTCATAGCCCGCCTTGTCGAAAGTAGCCGGGATGCCCGCAGCCACCGATACGATTTTGCCGATATGGCTGGTCATTTCGTCTTCCCTTCATCCTTGGGTTGTTCGGCCTGCTTTTCCCAGCCCTGATCGAGCCAAGTCTGCAGGTGTTCTTTCAGCGGGTTTGCAACCGCCTTCTGCTCCGGGTGATAAACGCGTACCCGTTCTTCTTTCTTCTCGGTCATGTCAGACTCCCGTGTGAGCGAGGTATTCGATGTGGATTGGGGTGCGCCAGTCGGGGCCGTCGCGATAAGCCTGCTTGATGTCGGTCGGCTTGGTCACCAACACTTCGTTGCCCATTCTCAGCCCGTAGGGGAACAGGTCCTTGATCTTTTGCGCTTCCACGTTCGAGGCCATTTCATCCTCGTCCGTTTCAGACACCAAGGTCACTTGGCAGATGCCCTCGGCTTTCTCGATGCCACCACTCAAAGACTGGTTGGACCGATTGATGGTGGTGACGTCGATCAGAAGATAAGGCTTCTGTGGCAACGTGTCGCAATTCGGAGGAACCACTGACATGTACAATGGCGCGGCTACGACGCGGGCCTTAAACAGTTCGTAGATGTCCGCGTCGTTCATTTCCTGTTCACCTCGGCTGCGCGTTGAGCGACGAATTCCCTGAACCTTTTGGCAGCGGTAGTAACAAACAGCCTACCGCGCTGATTGTAAGTCCTGCCAAGCGAATCGGTGCCACGGAAGCCAAATTCAATACGAAGGCCATACTCGCTTTGGTACATGAAGGTTATCACGTCGCCCATTTGCAGGTTGCTGGTGACCGCCAAGTATGACGTTGACCCTTTAGCACCACCCCCACCGTTCTTGGAGGACACCAAGCTTTCACGAAGCTGGCTTGACAAGACTGGGATTTTCCCGACGACGAAAGCGCCCCCCGTAAATTTGGCACTGGTCTGGGGCGTTTGCATGGCCTCTGCCACGTCCCTGATAGCCAAGGCAGCAACTTGGCGCATGTTCCGGATGCCCTTCTTCCGGAAGACCCCCAGCTGCAAGCCAAAGTCCATTACTCGGCCATTCTTAGCCTGTACAGAAGAACAGTACCGGCGGGGTTCACTTCATCGACGTGTTCGATTCGCGCCCACTGTTTTACATTATTCTGCTGACCGACTCTAAAACCCACACCGATGTGGTCGCCTTTCACAGGAACAGGCCCCGTGGGTGACACCAGAAGCACCCTTTGCGTTCTCTGGACCATCGCCATGGTGTCAAAAGACTTCTTGGTGGTGGACACGCACACGATGTCGGCGTATTCAAATGTACCGTCGTTCTTCTTGCGCAACAGTGAGGTGTAAGTTCCAACGCCGGTAGCTTTTGCCGCCTGCATCAAACCCACGTGTACCTGATCAGCGATCGTAGCACCGCTCATTTATTCCAAAGACCCTAAGCTGAAAAGACCCACACCACCTTTTGAGGGCATGTAACGACGCAGCATGGCTTCGATCTTGGTGCTGGTTGGAGTGGCATTCGCGAACGCTTCCGGGCTTCCGGAATTATCCACGGGGGTCCACTTGATACCATCAACCTCGGTCAAAATTGATTGCTGCGAGGGGGTGTAGGTTGTCGAGAAAAAACCGGGGTTCGACAATTCGATGTTAGCCGCTTCGTAGGCCGCAAATTCGACCTCGGGCACGTCTTCACCATACTGGCTATAGAAGTAAGCCACGTAGGTATATTTGATGTAGTCGGTTGCCCGAAGCAAAGCCGCGTTTGCGCTTTCGTCCGTGGCGGCAGCTGGAGCGCCGTTCCCCCTTGCGGTGGAATAAGCCCTCCAGCCTGCCAAAGTTCCGTAACCCACGGTTGGTTACTTCTTGGCCGGGTCGACGACGGGCTTGTCAACCGGCTTCTCGGTCAGTTCTTCGGGCAGTTCTTCGGGCACCTGTTCGACCTTGCCGACGAGGAACGCCGGGACTTCGTCGCCGTCCTCGACATCGAACACGTGGCCGACCGGGATTTCTTTGCCGTCTTCGTAGGCTTTGCCCTTGGTGACGCGATACTTCATGATAGTCTCTCCCTTTCTTGGGAATAAAATGAACGAAAAACGACCGGGAGCCTTAACCCCCGGTCGCGTTCTTCACTGTCCTACCCCGATGTTACGAGGAGACGGCCAGACCCATCTGGTTTGCGGCGTCGTACTTCCACTGGAGAACCGCCGCAGCGATCACCGTGAAGTCGTAGTCGTCCTCGGGGTTCGCCCGGAACTTGACGCGCGTCGAAATGGGCATACCATTCTTGACCTCGACCACGCGGCGGTCCTTGACCAGGGCGGCGATCGTGTTCGCCGGGATCGAATCGGCAGGCACGATTTCCTTGACGCCAGCGATTTCCATGATCCGCTGCAGGATGGTCTTCGGGTAGTTCGCCACGAACTCGGTCGAGGACGCGTAGAACCAATCGGACCAGTTCAGGTAGATCGTCGCCGGAACCTTGTAGTTGTCCGCGTGAAGCAACTTCAAGGTGGCGATGATTTCCGCCATCCACTGCGCGCCGGTTGCGGCGTTCAGCGTGACGCCCGTGGAACGGGTGTTCCGGTTCGGGTGGTTCAGCATCCCGTAGGAAGCCGCGCCGCCGACGACGATGCCCGAATAGCCGTACAAGGCGGCGTTTTCCAGCTTCTCCGCGATGCGCCGGTTGGCGTTGTCACGCGCCACCGAGTCGAGGCTGCCGAAACCCTCGGTTTCCGCAGCGGCCATTTGCCGCCACGAATAGGTGAAGCCGGTGTCGATGATCGGCAGCGGGGTGCCAACGTAGTCAATCGTCGGCTGGTCGGTACGGGCCTTGGAGCGACCGTCCATCGACGTGTTGACTTCGCCCGAATCGCTGGCGGTCATGAAGTAAGTGACCAGCTTCCCGATCGCCATCGGGGACTGCGCAGCTGCAGCGATGTCGCTGAACACGGCCAGAACCGAGCGTTGCAGCGTGATCGCCTCACGGTCCCATTCGCCCCAAACGTCCTTGGGAAGCGTCATGGCGTTGCCGATCATCGACGTCGAATTGACGAGGCCGTGACGTTCGCCGAGGACACCTTGGTGGCTGTTGAACAGGCGGCGGTTGCCGATGATCTGCGCCTGCTGTTGCGGGGTATAACGAAGCATCTTGCCCTCCTTAAGCGGCGTTGTAGGAGTTGGCGATTTGCACGTCGGCGAGTTGCCCAGCGGAGTAAGCACCGGGGGTATCGACGAAGTACGCCACGACAACGTTGGCGGCAACCGCAGCGACCAGACGACCGGACGCGCCGATGGTCAGGGGCTGGTTGTTCGTGTAGGACGCAGCGGCGAGCGCGGCCTGCACGATGAAGCCGGGTTCCAGTTCGTAGGCCACCCCGGTGTCACCCGAAGCATAGGCCGTCAGAATGTCCTGGCCATAGTAGTCGCGATTGGTCAGCAACAGCGGCAGCTTGCCAGCGGCGGCGGTGTGCGCCGTCACCTGGACCAGCTGAGTCGCCGTTTCTTCCACGAACGTGCCGGGAAGATACGCGCCCGCAACCGGCTTGTCCGACACGGTGGTCGGCTGCTTCTCGGTGGGGTAGCGGAAAATCACCTTGCCAGCCATCAGACAGTCTCCTTCTTGTCCGAGCCATTGACGATGGCGTTCAAGTCATAGTCCTTGAACTCGTCATCGACCGGCGCGTTGATGGGGGTCGCAGCGTTCAGCTGCGCAGCCTTGCCCGGCTTGACCTTGTTGGCCAGTTCGGTCAGGGCGGTTTCGGTCAGGCCGTCAGCGGATTCCTTCGAAAGGAGACCCGCTTCGACGACCTTGTTGACCAGCACCAGCTTGCGCGCCTCGTCGGTCGCTTTCTGGGCGTTGGTCAGGGTTTCCACCGACGTCGCCATCGGTGCGAGGGCAGCAGTGACAGCATTGGTGATGCTGGCTGCGATGCCACCGAGAGCGTCGGTGACGGTCTTTTCGAGGTTGGCAAAAGCCTTTTCTTGACCCTCGAGGCGGGTTTCAAGGTCCGCCACCTTCTTCTCGTCGACTGCCATGTCGGCATTCTCCTGTTCACGAGAGGCTTCTCGGCCCATGGAAAGCGCTTCCATGATAACCGTCTTCAATCTCTCCAGCATCGGCGCGCGTTGCCGCTGTTCGAGAGCACGGGCGGCGGAATCCAGCGCCCAATCCAGTTGCTCTTCCCAAGCGTCGCTCAGGGAAGAGTTGATCACGTCGATCTGCTTGCCGTTGACCATCATCCCCACACCTTGCGCGGGGGTAGCAGCGCCTTCCTCGTCGAGAAGAATCGCGTCATGGTCAAAGAACATGTTGCACACGGCGTATTTCGGTTCGTCTTCGCCAGTCTCCATCAGGTCGGCCAGCAACCCGGTGGACGTGTGAATCGGTTTCCCAGCGTTGATGGCTTCGAGCAGTCGCTTGCCATCTTCGGTGC